GTAAGGTCTTCAAACGACACTAGCCTTAGCCTTCCTTGGTCTACGCTTTGGAATACGCTTTACACGGTCAATAGAGAATGATCTATACGCACCTTGTCGTCCTCGCCACATCTCAAAACAGTCCACCCATACCGCACCATTTACTGGGTTAGTAGTAATCGACTCAAACTTAAAGCGTGTTCCATACTCTCCAGTAATCTTGATAAGTTCTCCACGCTCAATGACAAAGTTCTCATACTTCATTTCATTTACACGAATAAATGGGTCATTGATTGCAACACTGGGGGAATCGGTTTTACGTAATCTAGCCATTAGAATTTTCCTTCAAGTCGTTTAATTTCATCCTGAATATAAAAGATAGCTTTTTCAAGATCTTGGATTGTCTTAGCCTGGTCTTTAAGACCTGCTCTCCACAAATACTTGAACGCATTCCCTACGTTAAAGTTGCGGTGGCGTGTTATCTGAATGCACTCAACACCACTTGGGTCCTGTGTATAGTGTGGTGGATGGTTAACCTGGTCTACAGTTATTTTTAGATTTTCACTCATCTTTTGCTCTTTCGTAGTTTGAATTTTGCAAGGTAAACATAAATTGTTTCTGTGGTAGTCCCACACTCTTTAGCAATTTCATCTGGTGTCTTCTTGTCGATCCAGTATCGCTTCTTGAGCCAAGCCTCATTAGTATACAGTTTACTACCCATAAGCTTACTTGTCAACCTTTTCCCAATTGTGGATAGCCCAATGCCCAATTCCGATAGCATCTGCCACGTCATTATCACTAATAGACTTATTATAATACGTGCTAACATAGCGTATTGTTTTTTGTTTTCTGATTTCACGTTCTTGCCCCTTATACCAAGATTCGGATTTGTTAGGATTATCTTTGCGGAGCTGCTGCTTCTCTACCGCAGGTAACTTTGTGTTACCGATAAATGATTGCCAGGTGATAGGATTAACAGATCCACCAATCTTGATACCGTTAATCTGTGCAGCCCCCAGCATGGCTCCCTGAACTAGTGCAAGGTCTGCAGCAGTCTTGGGACTATTGATAAAGACAGTGTGTTCAATAACAATAGAATCAATATTAAATTGTTTAAAGAATGCTAAACACTTTTTTGCAGCATCCCCAACTTTTTCGTATGCATTTCTGCCAACAAAACTAATCTTACCAAATCTAATTAGTGACTTGTTTTCAAAGATAGCAAACGCTAAGCTGTTAGTGCTTGCATCTATTGAGCAAACTGTTTTAGGTGCTGTATTAATCAAGCTCAATTTTACCATCAGCAATCCCTTTCAGTTCTTTTAAAATCTTATTTACTTCAGATGGGTTAATGTCGCATCCAGCACAAGTCTCTTCATCATTATAAATAGATAGTTTTGATCCGCAATTTTTACATTTTCTGTTCTTACGAGAGGGCTTTTGTAAACGATTTCTAGCATAGCGTTCAGCTATTTTTTCTCTCGTTGCTTGCTCTCTACACTCAGCAGAGCAATATATCTGATAAGATACATTTGGTTTAAACTGGTTATCACACCATTGACAATGCTTCATTGATTGGCTCCATAGACTTTATTTTTATCGTCCCTGGACCAGCGATATCGCAAGTTGCCCTTACAGGGCATGTCTTGCAAATCTTAGAGTTTGATCGATAATTCTTAGTAGGAAGAGTTTTATTCTCCCAAGCACTACGAACCTCTCGCATCCAATCAAACGTGGAGTCTACCCACCCCTTAAGATAATCGTTCAGCACTACTGGGAGTACAAGCAACTCGTGGTTATTCTTGTTCTCATAGATTAGTACTGCACGTTCTCTTCCTAGAATCTTCATATAGATAAGCAACTGTACGAGGTGACCAAGCTTTGGCTTCCCTGCTGCTTTTCGATATTCGAATCCTTCGTTTGGCATTGTTTTAATTTCGCCAAGCAAATCTTCTCCACCCCACTTGAGGATTACGTCACCGTAACCAAAGATTGGTGGGTCTTGACTTGTAATCTTAAACTCAGAGTCAACGAGAAGGTCTGGTACGTTTGCCATAGCTTGCTGGATACGTTCGTGTGACTTTGTACCAGCAGTCATATTGGCTCCACCATATGCATCTGCATTGTCTGTAAATGTTGCACCCTCAAAAGCAATGTACCAGTAACGAGGACACTCTCCGTGAGAGAACGCAATCGTGCTTGGTGCAAAGGTTTTCTTTTGCTGATGCTTATCAACACGGTTAATTATATATCCATGTTGAATCTTTTGGATAAGCTCGTCTGTATCTAAGAATGTTTTCTTCTTATCTGATGCACCTTTGAGCATAACCTGATTTAGTAAGTTTTTAGCCATAATGTTTTTAACGAATAATATATTTAAGTGCAGCAACAAGTTCATTAATTGAACTAGCAGCTGTAAAATAAATATTCTTCTTCGCCCTATCTCCCTTATCTACGTTTGCCATCCAAGTAGCCTTGAACGACATTTTAGCAGCAATGGCTTGCAAGCGAACAATCTCAATAGAGGCTACCTGTGCAGGAATCTCTGGCTTGAAAATAACCTTTGCAATAAACGTGAGGGCTTCGGTAAGCTCTTCATCGTTCATAAAGTCAGCGATCTCACTGAGACCATTGACTCGTTCTAATGTTGTCTTTGTTTCTTCCATTGTTTCCAATTTCTACTATCCTTCTATTATACACTACTCAGATGATTCAGTCAACTGTTCCAGAATACCCAGCTCAATGACTGCTAGTCTTACTTTAGAATTACCCTCGCCAAGAACAATAATAATTGCTGGATCTTTGTTACCACGTATTGCATCAGTCGTAGCCTTAGCCCAAACTTCCTTATTGATAGTAAATGATTTCGATACTTCTTTAAAGTCAACAACAAACTGTCCCCAAGTAGCATCACCTTTGGTCGTATTACGTCCAGAATTTTTATGTTGTTTCGCACCAATTCTCTTACTTTCGTTCTTCTCGCTCATAACTACCCTTACTTTTTTTAGTGTTAAGATCAACTTTGCTGAGGTGTCCTTCTGGACATAGCCAAGTTAATTCTTTTAATGTCCAGTACCATCTAACTGACGAGACCTCTGTTTTGCAGGTATGACAGTTAAATCTACCTTTGTGAACATCATATTTAGCCGACATTTAGCTGGTCCTCAATGCTCTTGCGGAACTCGTCATTCTCCTTGACGTAGTTGATAAATGCTTCCCTGCCCTGAACTTTTTTATCTTCTGATACGATGTACCAAGCACCTGTACGAGATACAATACCTGCCATCTCGGCGGTGTCTACAAGGTCACCAACGGCATCAATCCCAACCTTGTCCCCACGGAAGTAGAAGTCGTATTCACCGCTCTGAAAGCCTGGAGAGGTCTTAGAGAACTGAAGTTCCCACTTGACCTTACGACCAATCTTTTCTTCAATGAGCTTGTCTCTGACAGGAATCTTGCCCTTGATTGCTTGATTGTCGGACTCAGAGCTAAACAGTTTAATTACTGTTGATGAATAGAACTTGGTAGCTTGTCCACCTGTAGGCTGTTGTTGTGTGTACATAGCAGAGATGTTGTTTCGTGACTGAGAGATCAGGACGAAGAGTGTTGGCTTTACCTTGTTGTTAGCATAGTTAATCATCTTCCAGGCGTTGCTGAAGTCTCGTGACTCTGCACCAATTTGCTTTGTGTTCTCAAGTTGCTTGAGTTCGTCAGAGTCCTTCTCGAAGTAGATAGCAGGTAGTAGTGATGTAATTGAATCTACGACTACCATATCTACACCTGCATTGATTAGTGCTGTGCCTACGTCTACCATCTCGTTAATAGTACGAGCCTGAGAGACAATAAGATTCTCTGTGTCTACCCCAAGTTTCTTAGCCCATGCCTCGTCGTATGACATCTCTGCATCGATCCAGGCACAAAGCTTTCCATCTGCCTGTGCAAGACCAACCATCTGTAGGCATAGCGAGGACTTGGCGGAAGACTTGCTTCCCCAGATAAGAACCTGACGACCATACGGCAGTCCACCACCCAAGGCACGATTTAGACCGTAGCTAGGGGTAGGCTGAAATTCAGTTTTAAACCCTGCACCGTTGCTTAGACGCTTCCTGATGCGTGGATCTAGCTGTGCTAGTGCTTCTTCCATAGTTGTCATTAGATAGCCAACTTGTCTAGCTTCTCTGGAATGTACCCTGCCCAGCTGTCGTCGTCTGTGACCACTACAGGTGCTGAACGATATCCCAAACTAATCAATTTGTCAAGAGCACGAATGTCGTTGGTGATATTAACTGTGCTATATGGAACGTCTAGTTTGTCTAGGTGACGTTTGGTAGCCTCACATTGAACGCAGTTGTCTTTTGTGTATACTGTTACTGTCATTAGAATTTTACTCCGTGCTTTTCTGGTCGTGTTTTGTTAAATGCTGTCTTCTTTTCAAACGCTTCGTCGAGAGAAACGTGTGTGTATTCAAATTCACGCAGACCTGCATATAGGTCAAGTGTGCGAATAAGAATGTCTGCCATCTCGTCAGCAATGTCCTCTGGACCTTTTGACTTACGGATAGCCTCCATAACCTCTACAGCTTCTGATACAATCATCATCAACTGCTTGGTCATAAAGATATCAACTTGTTCTTGAGATACATTGTTTACTACTGGATCCCAAAATCCTTTTTCAACTGCTACCTCGTGCAAGTGTTCTGTTATTTCATCAAACATCGAATACATCCTCCATTATTGTTGTTCC